ATAATTTAAAGATAATTAGAAAAGGGGTTTAAAATGCATATTGAAAAACTAAACTATCATGAAAGTAATTTATTAGGGAAATTAGATAAATTTAAAGCTATTGGAACTAATACTACAAAAAATAAATTTTGTTATGATAGATATGTAATAGCTAAAAAGAAAAATAAATTAGCTGGAAAAATAATAGATATTTGTGGGGTTTGTTATTCTCAAGAAAGTTTAACAGGTTTTAGAAAAAATACCCAAAAAGCATTAGATAAAAATCAAATATTTGCTGAAAAATTACTAACTAATACCGATTTAAAACAAATATATATATTACAATCTAATTACAGGTTTGATCATCATGGGGAATTATTAACCGAATTATGTAATGAAAAAGGGGAAATAATAAAGAAGTTTCCTAAATTTAATATGATAGAAAATTATTGTAGAATTGCCGAATATAACCCCCATTGTAATTTTGCGTTATGGACTAAGAGAAAAGATATAATATCAAGATTTTTTAAAGATAGAGTAAAACCCAAAAATCTAATATTAGTTTATTCAAATTTAACAGTAGATAAAGTTATATATAAAATTCCTAAATATTTTGATAAAGTTTTTAATAATGTAAATGAAGACTATTTAAAAGAACAACAAAATTGTACAGGGCAAAAATGCATTGATTGTTTAAGATGCTATAAACATTCTAATAAACAAAAAGATAATATAATAATAGAAAAAACTAAATAGGGGGCTTAAATGACTAAAAAAGAACTATTAGAATATTTAATTGTTTTTATATTAGGTATATTTTTTATTATAGCTTTTATAAATCCGATATCTAAAAATTATACGATATGGAATTTAATTTATATTACAAAAGATTTATATAATTAATATATTTTTTGTTTTATTGTATGGGATATTATGATAATATCTATTATATTAACTAAAAAGGAGTACCGAAAATGATAAAATTGTCCGATAAGTTTCAAGAAGTTGAATTATTTATAGGGGAAATAATGCCCGAAAAGTCCGATAGCGAAATAATAAACGAAGTCCGAAATGAATTTATGTTTAATATTTATGTAGATCATGCAAAAGATTTACTTCAAGAATTTAGGGGAGAAACCCGATTAGACCGATTGTATTCATAAAAGGTTGACTAAATAATATGATGTATGTTAAACCAAAAATGCATGATACAACTAAATCAGGAACTTGTATTATCGCCCAAGTCGGAAGTAATTTTATCCTCCCCTTTATTACTTCCGACAATTTTATAATCGCCCTCAATAAAAGCAGATGGATATTGTTTCCGAATCTCCGAAAGTCTAGCTACAATTTCATCCCGACTAAGTTTGTCAAGTTGATGAACAATAGTGTTTTGTCTGTTATCAGTAGAAAGACCTCCAAGTGCCGATCTTATTTTTTCTGCATTGATAGATGCCGAAAATTGCCCATCTTCCTCTGCACCCCGACTCAAGTCCGAAAGTCTTTTAAGTTGACCCATGAGGGTAACTCCATATTTCTTTTCTCGAACTTCTCGGAGTTCTTTAAGGTGTTGGGTAACAAGTGGAAAATCTTTACCATTCAAAAGAAGACTAGCCGTTTTATTAGCTTGTCCATGAGAATAGCCCGATCTTCTAGCACACTCGGAATTGGAGTAAATACCCTCCATAATGAGTTCACAAAACTTCTTTTGTCTATTTGTAAGAAACTTTTCTTTTGGCATAATAAAAATACTATAGTGTTTCTACCATATTTTTTCAATTTAAAAACGGAAAAAAATGTCTTGACTTCACTCGTAACCTTTTTCAAGTGTAGAAAGTGTAACCAAAGTGTAACCAACACCCCTATAGCTGATAAGGGTTTGAGTAGTGTTTCTACACTTTCTACACTTTCTACACCTATATTTGAAAAAAAAATAATTTTAAAAAAATATGACAGAAACACTATTACTAAAACTTTTTTGTTGACAGGGTATGGGATAAAATGTTAATTGTTAGGAATAAGTGGAGATTTATATGAAACAAGAAGAATTACCAATGCACCATGAACCATGTTTCGAGGACATTGTAATAAGAAGAACTAAGCAATGTATTGATGAGGGTTATTTCAAAGATTGGGATAGTTCGTATCAAGCCATGACGGAGTTCTTACAATTCGAACTAAAAAATGAAAGAGAGAAAAATAATGCAAAATTATAATAATCCAATTGACGAATTAAGAGAAAATTTAATCAAGGCTTTTAAACCTGTAGAGGAGTTTAGAAGTAAGATGGATGATTACTATGATGAATTTGGTAAGCCATCTGAAAGACCACCTTTTGGCGAGGCAGTTTTAGAGATTGAGGGATTAGTAAATGAAGAAGTTTCTAAGCTTGTTAAGGGTGGGAATATTGAATTAGCTAATAAGTTAAAGATGTGTATGAAAACTTTAAAGAGGGGTTTCTAATTATGGAAAATAAAAACCTCCGAGTTGATGTTGATTATGTAATAGGAAGACTTGAGGAAATTGTACACTCGGTCTTCTTGCATACGGATGCAGAAGATTTTTTAAATGAATTAAAAGAAAATAATAAGAATCATATGCAGAAGAATAAAAATCATAATGATGCAGAAAATAACTTTTACGATGTCCATGATACCATGGACATCAACAAACTAACTAAGGAGATATTAAATGCAAATTAAAACATTAGAAGTAAAAAATATTAGTCACTATGCAAGAGGTTCGGAAGAAACTCCTTGCTATAATGCAACTGTTTACATTAATGGCAAGAGAGCCATTGAGGTTTCAAATGATGGACATGGTGGAATGGACAGGCAAGACACATATCCAAACATTGAAGAAAGATGTTTAGTCCAACAAGCCAATGAATGGTGTATTAAAACTTATGGCAAGAAAACTCATAAGTATATGGATAATGGAGAAGAGAAATCTTTTGAAATTGAAATGGATTTAGAACATGTTTGTCAGGATGCTTTATATGATTGGCTTGACAAAAAAGCATTTAAAAAAGATTTGCAAAAGAAATATCTTTTTGTAGAAAAGGGTCAACTCATGGCATATAAAAAATTGCCAAAAGATACAGAAGATAGTTTTAAACATTTCTTTAAAAAGAATCATCCTAATCAAAAGTGTTTAAACTTTTTACCATTAGATGATGCTCTTAAATTATATAAGGAATGTGCATAATGGCTATACATACTATTGGAGATTTAATTCTCGAACTTTCAGACTATCCACGTGATACAAGAATAGACTTTGTTATGTTAGGCGAAGATCAGGAAGATTGTTTTTATGATACCCCTTTAAATGCAAAGGGTATCGTGGGTAGTGGAGAAACAGACGTTAAATATGTTGAACTAGGATTGGAATGTGCATAATGGCTAAGACAATTTCCAAATCACAAAGAACTAAAATGGTTATGAGTATTGATGATCTTTATGGAAGAGTTAACGAACTTTTTGAACTCTATGATGAGGGAGAAATGAATGAGATCAAAGCACATAAACTTTTTGGAGAATGTTGCGTTAATTTTTTATGTAAAGGTAATGAAATATTAGGAGGAAAAACATGAAAACAATGTTTTATTACTATGATCATGCTCATGGATATGGTGGAACTATTGGACAGTTTGGAGAGTTGATGGATTTCATTGATAACTCTTATGATAAGGATAGATTCACAATTCAAGATTGTTGGGATAGCCATAAACAATGTTGCAAGGATAATGATAACCCTATTGAGGAGGACTAAATGACAGTTAAAATAACAACTCCGACTTTCTTAGAGATTCAATCTCAAATAGCAGAATGGTTAATGATTTCAGAATTAGGAGATGAGAAATATAAAACCATGCTTGTGAAAACGGAGGATGAAGAAAGATATACTGATGAGGGTCAAGATATCTTTAACGACAAGTACGATGATGTTGAACAATTTTTATTAGGTTATTTTGAAAAGGAGGACTAAATGAATTTTGATCATGAAGAATTATTTCTTTTAGAAGAAGTTCTTGATTATCACTCGGACATTATTTTGAATGACACAGATGATCATGGAATTATTCAAGTAAAGAATTTATGTAAACTATTAAAATTAATCAGGGAGAAAAAAAATGGGTAGAAAATCTAAATGGGAATTAGAAAGAGATAAGCAAGATGCTTTGAGAAAGAAAGCTATGAAATCTCTTACTGAAGATCAACTAAAAGCAATCAATAAAACATACAAAGCAATAGAAGATGCATTGTTTAATGTTAGAGAGATCGAAGACCTTTACCTATCAGATATAAGAAATCTAGATAATGTAATGTGGAAACTAAAACATGAATTTAATTTGGGAGAAAAATAATGGGTAGATACTATAATGGAGATATTGAGGGTAAATTTTGGTTCGGTGTTCAAAGTTCTAATGATGCTGATTACTTCGGATGTGAGGGCGAGTCTCATCACATAAGTTATTATTATCATGAGGGACATTTAGATCAAGTAAAAGAGGGGATCAAAGATTGTAAAAATGCTTTAGGAGAATATAAAAAGCATTTAGATAACTTCTTTAAAACCGATGGCAATGACGGATACAATGATAAGATGTTAACTGATTTTTTAGATAAGAATGTTGTTGGTAGTCGCATTCATACCGAGAACGGAGTTAAGTTCTTTTTAGAATGGTATGCAAGACTTGATCTTGGCAAACAGATTCTCAAATGCATCAAGGACAATGGAGAATGTAGCTTTGAGGCAGAACTATAATGGGTATGCGAAAAGGCGATAACATAGGTCAAAGAATAAGAAATTCTATTCTTGACCTACATCTTCAAGTTAAAAAAGAAAATAAAAATAAGACTAGGCAAGAACTAGGGGAGGATGAAAGATTTGAAGATCATCCTCATGCCGACAGGGATAAAGACATAGGTAGAGTTAAAAGAATATCTACGTCTACAATTCAAAATAGAAATAGGGGGGACTAATGGATAAGTATAAAAAATATTTAGCTGATATTTTATATCAAGATGCATTGAGAACAAGTAAGGCAGAATTACAAGAAGTATCCTTTTTTCAAGAAGAAACAACTGATTCTTGGACTCTTGAACAATTCCAAATCCAATATGTAAAAGATCAAATAAGTTTTTTTGAGGGTGGTAATTTAGATGATCAAGTTGAAGAAACATGGGAGAAGATAAATGGATAAAGAAGTAGAAGATTTTATAAAAGATATTCCTGACGATACGATCTTAATCGAAGTTCGAGGAGGCATGGTAAGTGATGTTCACAATGATTCCAATGGATATATGTTATTCGATTGGGATTCTATTGGAGAACAAGACCTACATGAATTTTCTCAAAAAGTTTTAAAAAGATTATTGGAGAGATAAATGAAAAACATGGAATTACCACTAGATTACCAACCTTGTATGGATTATCAAGCTAAAGCAATGGCAGATGATATGGTTAGAACGGGAGAATGTCTGAATTGGGATCATGCTTATGAGAGTTCGTGGGATTGGTTAGAATATCAATTAGGTTGGGAGAGAAAAAATGAATAGAGATCATATAGACCTTTGTTCGGGGATCGGTGGCTTTGCTTTAGGATTCTCGTGGAGTGATTTAAATACTAAACCCAAACTATTCTGTGATACAGAAGAATGGTGTAGGAAAGTAATAGCAAAGAACTTTCCGAATGTACCAATAGCAAATGATGTAAAGGAGATTGCAAGTGACCCAAAAAGATTTATTCAAGAAAGACCATTCATCCTCACAAGTGGCTACCCATGTCAACCTTGGTCAGTCGCAGGTCATAGGAGAGGCGAAGAAGACCCTCGCCACATCTATCCGTACATCCAAAGAATTGTTGAACAAGTCAGACCCACTTTTACAGTTTACGAAAATGTTTATGGACACTTCTCCATGGGACTTGACGAGGTTCTCTTTCAAATGGAAAGCATTGGTTACGCAACGAGGACGTTTGTGTTTCCGTCTAGTTCAATCGGAGCTAGGCACAAAAGGGACAGGGTTTGGATCATTGGAAGAGACATGGGCGACCCCCAATACAATGGATCATCTTCCACCGAGATCGGAGGAGGCAACGAAGAAATTGCAGAACGGACACAGAAAGGGGAGAAAAAGACCGAGCAATCTAAGGGAGCAAGTAGACCCCAACACAGTAAAACTATATCCGACTCCGAGAGCCTCGGATGTGGAGGGGGGAATGGCATCGAATGTGGAGATCAACAACGGAAGATTCTCGAGGAAGAACAAGGACGGAGTTCGTTGGGGAGTGAAGTTGAGGGATGCCGTGAATCACATGGAGAGTTTTCCGACACCAAGAGCCTCGGAGTACAAAGATTGTGGAGCAGTTGGGAGCAAGAGTCAGATTCACATGGAGAAGAGATCATACCTTTGTGCGAAGATCAAAGATCCCCAGAAACCATCTGGAAAGTTGAACCCTGTGTGGACAGAGTGGTTGATGGGCTACCCAAAAGGGTGGACAGAATTAAAGGATTAGGCAATGCCATATGTCCTCAAAATGCAATGATAATAGCTAACGCAATTAATAGGAGTTTATAATGGAAGCAAGAAATAAAATATATAGGTCTTATATTGAAGAAAATAAAGTGGATATATTAGGTGTTGATGATTTAGGGATTAATGTGATTGAAGTTGCTTTGTCTGACTTAGTGCTTGATTTACAAAATACACTAAATTTTCATGATTATGATGAAACAAAACCACCAATAGATGTAAAAGATAGATTTGACAAAGCTAATGAATTGTTAAGGGTAATTAAAGACAGGAAAGAGGAATAAGAATTGGTTAAGTGGTTGGCAACTTGATTGGAAAACTAGTGCGAAGATAGAGTATCGTTTAGCTTAAATGCCGTAGATGTCTTATATTAAACCCACCCACATATCTTTTCGTGGTTTTTTATAAGGAAAATGTTCGTTGCCGTAATTATTATTGGGCAAAATCTACGGAAATCTATCACTTTATATACTTTTATGGGAGTATCTGTATAATAAAAGGAAAACAAGGAGAGTATGATGGAAGATAATCATTTACAAGAAACTCAATTAGAACATGATCCTATATTTAGATCGGATGTTTCTTGGAAACAAGCCGTACAGAAAATTGAGACAGTACTCAACGATGTTTGTAAAGATTATGAAAAAGATGGTCATCCTTATTATGCAGATTCTTTAAGAACTTATTGGCGAAGAATCTTGAAAGGATAAAAATGGTAGAGGCAATAATAGTTGTCTGTTGGGTTGAATTAGGTAAGTCAATCTGTGACACAAAAATAGTAAACAGATACAACACTTCGACATCTTGTTGGAAAGAATACAGTACAGAAAAACAAAAACTGAAGAACAGATATAAAATAGAAAAAAGAAGTTCTATTGTTTCATATGGAGGGTGTTTTTAAAAATGTTTAAAGCAATGATATTAATCTGCACCTTGTACCCTGTATCGGGAACTGATGAAAATTGTTGGGAGATTCATGACATGATCGCCCCAAAAGGATACATTACTGAAGAGCAATGTATGGGTAGGATACATGAGATGGTAGACGCAGTAAGAAGTATTGTGCCACCACCTTATAAAATTCAATATAAATGTGATAAAACAATGGAGAGGACATAAATGAAATCAAGCACTATAAAAATGGTAAAGCAATCAACTTACAGACAAAAAAGAGAAAAATATGGAATATATAAAACACAACTCATGGATTACAGTAAAGCTGATTCTTATTACATAGAGGTTTACACAAATGTAAAAAGAATTATTAAGATAGAGGCTATTGACGAAAAACAAGCAATTGAAAAAGCTTTGAAAAGAGAAGAGAAAAGAAAGACTAGAAATTGTTATGACTTTGTTGATTGTGATTACAACGTAGTGGAGAAAGAAGATTATGAGGCTTATAGACAGAATAATAAGGAAGTACGAAGAGGACGCAGTTGAATATGCATCTGTTGGTATGACCGAAGAGGCAGAAAATTCTAGAAAATTAGCATCTAGATATACCGAAATGAAATACAATGGACATACACATTCATTGAGATTGGAGAAAGAACAAAATGACTAAAGAAGTAGATTACGAATGGCAAAAAGACCCCGAAGTGACCCCCGAAGTTAAGTCTCATTGTCTCCCCCGATGTCCCCGATGTCAGGGAACATTGCAGACAATGAATGTACATGGACACGAACAATGTGTTTTGTGTCACAGTATTGTGGATGACTGTTGCCAAGGGGCACAATTAAAATGAGTGACAACATAATAAAGTTTCCTTATAAAATAAAGAGGACAGAGAAACCTGTTGAAGCTGTTTGCGATCTTGCTGCACATTCTTTTGAAGAGATTGTTGTGATGGGATCAACTAAAGACGGACAGATACAGATGATAACAACAATGAAGAGTAGTGCCGATGTCTTGTGGGCATTAGAAAATGCAAGATTCGCTATCATGCAGGGCTTAGAAGAGGAGGAAGAATATGAAGAGCACTAAGAATGGTAAACAAAAAATACATACTATCGGTGGAGATAACGTCATCAACTTTCCCAAACCATCCGCACCTAGCAGTAGCAGTAGCGAAAAAGATGTGGAGTCTGGGGCACGATACACAATCCATTTCGAGCCAGATTGGGACACCGATGAAGACGATACTCCAGATAGCACGGCTTGAGGAGTGGAAGAGAGAGAAACGTAATTCTTTAGACGGATGTAATGGGTATTGGGGACCTTTCTTAACGACAGAAGAAGAAAGTGAACTACCCGAATCAGATTGGAGAGGTACAGATCATCCCGATGCCGTGAAGCCCGAACCTAGATATAAAGAAAAATATGTAGAAAGGTCTTCGGCTGCATCAACTCTAGCATGGATAGAGGACATATATAAGTAAAGGGGACAAGATGAATTTTAAATACAAAACAAAGCCGTATGCTCATCAAGAGGAGGCTTTGAAGAAAAGCTTTGACAAAAAAAATTATGCATACTTTATGGAAATGGGTTGTGGCAAGTCAAAAGTCTTATTAGATAACATATCCTGGTTAAACGAAAACAAAAAAATAGACACGGCTATTATTGTTGCACCGAAAGGTGTTTATATGAATTGGAAAAATTCAGAAATACCGACTCACTTACATGATGATGTTGACCCCAAAATATATATATGGAGGGCTATGGCAAATAAGAAACAAAAGACTGAATTAATGGAAGGTGTAAAGAACAGAGATAAGTTTAGAATATTATTAGTAAACATAGAATCTTTTGCCACAACAAAAGCAGTAAAGTATTTAGAATCTTTTGTGCATAGAAGTAACTTCTTATTAGCTATAGATGAATCGACAACTATAAAGAATCCAAAAGCAAAAAGAACAAAAGCATTAATGATGTTTGGACAAAGTGCTTTGTATAAGAGAATACTTACAGGCTCTCCTGTAACTAAGTCTCCATTAGATTTATTTTCTCAATGTTCTTTTCTAAGTTATTCATTGTTAGGCTTTGATAACTATTGGGCTTTCCAAGGTAGATATGCAATCATTAAGCAACAAAGAATGGGTGCTCATACTTTTCAACAAGTGGTTGGTTTTAAAAACTTAGATGAACTATCCGATAAATTAAAAAACTTTTCTTTCAGAGTAACAAAGAAAGAAGCATTAGATTTACCACCGAAGATATATACTACTAGAGATGTAGAACTAACATCAACTCAACAACAACACTATAAGACAATGAAAGAAAGTGCCGTTGCTTTTTTAGAGGATGGTGGATTAGTTAGTGCTCCCGAAGTAATGACAAGATTACTTAGACTTCAACAATTATTATGTGGCTATTTAGTTAACGATGATGGAGAGATAGTTGAGATAGCTAACAATAGAATAAATACGATGATGGAAGTCATTGAAGAAATGGAAGGTAAGATTATTATATGGTCTAGGTTTCGTCATGACATAAAAAAGATTAAGAAAGAATTAATCAAAACCTATGGATCGGGAAGCACAGTCACTTATTATGGAGACACCTCACAAAAAGACAGAGAGGATGCAATCTTCAGATTTCAAAACGATACAACAACTAGATTCTTCGTAGGTAATCCTCAAGTCGGTGGCATGGGTATTACCTTACACGCAGCAACTAATATGATTTATTATTCTAACGACTTTAATTTAGAGACAAGAATACAATCGGAAGATAGGGCTCATAGGATGGGTCAACATAAATCTGTTTTATATGTTGACTTAATAGTACCAAAAACAGTTGATGTTCACATCGTAAAAACTCTGCTGCAGAAAGAAAAATTAGCAGGTAAAACATTAGGAGAAGAAGTAGCCGAGTGGCTAAAAATTTAACTTTACTAAAGGAAAGACTAATGGCAGATGGAATGAAAATGATAGGACACACAGGTGAATCTCTTACTGTACATGTCTTAGCAAAAATGGGGATATACGCATATAGTATCAAACACGATGGCACAGATGTTATAGCAATTGGAGGTAATGGACTACCACTTTCACAAAGGATAGAGGTAAAATCTTCTGAAGATATGGCAGAACCTAAGAAAAATTTATTTAGCTTTAGTTGTTCTAGGGGTGCAAATCCGAAGAGATGGTACAAAAAAGAAGACTGCGACATACTTGCTTTTGTATCACTTTTAGATGAATCAATTATCTTTAAGGCAGTAGAAGACATACCGATGGTAACTAAGAAGATACACCGAAGAGATTTTCAAACTGAAGGTATAACAAACAAAACCTGGTCTGAAGCTTTAGATAAAAGTTTTAAATCAATAAATTTTTTAACAGAAAATCTTATCAAAAAAGATGAGAATTTATTTGACAATATAGAAAATACTAGGCATAACTAAGAAAAGGGAGTAAACAATGAAAAAAGATTATAGAGTTTATGTAGTTAAAACAACTCTTCAAGAGTATTTTGTTGAAGCAGAAAACGAATATGAGGCAAAAAATGATCTCACACTTCATAGAACAATTTTAATGGAGTCTGATTTACATGAATCAACTATATCAGCCGAACTTAGAAATGGAGGCGATTAACATGGATCCAGATAGATGGAAATCAGTAGCAGTTCCGATTAAGACATGGGACATGCTAAAAGAATTGTCGGAAGACAATGAAAGATCAATAGGTGGTCAGATTTCTTTTCTCACAAAACAAGAATATTTGTGGAAAAAGAGTCAGACAAATCCTGTTGACAAACAAGAAGCCAGAGGGTAAAACCTTTAAACCAATACCGAAGGGTATAAACTTTAAACTAGAAGGAGAGAAAGATGAGTGATGTGTTTTCACTTTTTGAAGAAGATGTAGCCAACCCGGATGCATTTAATAAAGTTAGCAAGGAAGGTTCTTCCAAGCTATCTAACTTGATTCGGCAATCTGTTGATCTTGATAAGCAAGTCAAAGATGCCGAACAATATCTTAAAGACTTACAATACAAAAAAAGAACCATTGATGAAGAAGATATTCCATCATTAATGGAAGAGATTGGTGTTGAAAGTCTTACTGTTGATGGCAACAAAGTTTCTATAGAAAAATATGTATCGGCTCGTATTCCTGAGAATAGGAAGAGTGAAGCTTTTGGTTTCATTCGTTCTATTGGCGAAGGCGATATAATTAAGAACGAAGTTGTTGTCGGCTTTGGAATGGGTCAGGACAATGTAGCGGGAGCCGTGGTTGATGATTTACGCAATCAAGGATTATCCCCTGCTCAAAAGACTCATATCCATCCAATGACGTTAAGGACTTGGGCGAAGAACCGAATAGAGAAGAATCAAGAAATTGATTTTGATATGTTCGGAATTTATGTTGGTAATCGTGCAAAAATAAAAGGAGCTAAATAATGGCTGAAGCACTAGAAAAAGTAACTACAAGAGTAAATACAGAAGTAGTCATTCCTGATCTTTCATCTTTACTAGAGGAAGAGGCAGGGGCAGGACTTGAGAACTTTGGTACGGAAGATATGCAAATACCTTTTATAAGGATTTTGCAGGCATTGTCTCCTCAATTAAATAAGCAGGACTCTTTATATATAAAGGGTGCCGAGCAGGGGGATATCTTCAATACTGTTTCTCAACAAGTATACAAGGCAGATCAAGGAGTGATCGTTGTACCTTGTTTCTTTGAGAAGAAGTTCTTGGAGTTTGCACTAAGATCAAGTGGTGGTGGTTTTATAAGAGAACTATCTCACGATGATAAAGACATTGGTCTTACAACTCGTGAAGGGGCTGCAGAGATTTTGCCGTCTGGGAATGAGTTGGTTAGAACTCATCAACATGTTGTGATGGCTATGGATCCCGAAACTAAGATGGGAGCTCCTGCTATTCTTGATATGAAGAAGACACAACTTAAAGTGTCTCGTAGATGGAATACTCTAAAGAATGGTATAAGATTACCTTCGGGTAAGCCTATGCCACTATACGGAACTGCATGGAATATTCAAACCATTGCAGAGAGTAATGATCAAGGTAGTTGGTATAACTATAAGATCGAAAGAATGACCGAGGTATCTAAAGAACTAGAAGCTATGATGTTAGAGGCTAGAACTATGTACCTAAGTTTTAGGAAAGGAGAAATTAAAACGGCTTCTGCCCCTGCGGATGAGATGCAATCTGCACAGAAAGATGACGAAATACCGTTTTAATTAATCAGAGCCGTGGCTATGTCCTCCAAGTCACGGCTCTTTTCTTTATGGAGTGAAGAGTGAATTTAGCAGAAGAATTATTACAAGCCTTTATTGGTTTTAGTACGGCTCATGGTCAGACCGAAGTATCACAAGAACGTACCGCAGGAAAACAAAAGGCAAAATCATTTATAGTAAGAAATCCTCTTACATTACAATTAATAGAAGGTCATATAAAAGGCACAAAAGGTGTTGGTGCTATACCTATTAATGAAGAAAACAAATGTAAGTTTGGTGCTTTAGATATAGATCAGTATCCATTAGATCATAATAAATTAGTAGATAAATTAGAGGAACTCAAAGTTCCGTGTATCGTGTGCCGTAGTAAATCTGGAGGTGCACATATATTCTTTTTCTTTAAGGAGTGGATGAGTGCAGGAGATTTTAGAGACAAAGCTGCGGAGATTTCTTCAGCACTTGGGCATGGTCGGTGCGAGATATTCCCAAAGCAAGAACAGATTCTTGTCGAAAGGGGGGATGTTGGTAACTTTATTAATCTTCCGTATTTTGATTCAGAGCAAACACTCCGATATGCAATACTCAAAAGAGATGAGGAGTATATTGAAGCATCGCTACAAGAATTCATTGAAGAGATACAAAAAGTCCAGACGTTACCGAAGGACTTTCTAACATTACCGATAGGTGGTCCTGTTGATTTATTACCTAATTATATACCTTGCCTTAGAACTAAATTAGCTATTGGTGTATTTGAAGGAGAAAGAAACAGAACAGCATTTCAACTAGGAGTTTTTCTACAAAGGCTTGAACCAGGGAATTGGAAAGCAAAGTTTGAAGAACATAATGTAAGAGACTTTCATCCACCCCTATCAGCATCTGAAGTTGTAGCTATACAAAACACATTAGAGAAAAAAGAATATCAGTATCTTTGTAAAGAAGAACCTATGGCATCACATTGTAATCAAGGTGTTTGTAGAACTATGAAATTAGGTATTGGTGCTACATCAATGCCAAGTATAAGCGGTTTATCTGTTATTTTATCAGAGCCAAGATTATGGTTTGTAGATATTGGTGGACAAAGATTAGAGATAACAACAGAAGAATTACAAGCACCTCGTTTGTTTCAAAGAGCATGTATGGAACAGTTAAAGGTTATGCCCCCGAAACTAAAAGATTCTGATTGGGAGATAACAGTTAATGATCTCATGGAGAAATGTAATGAAATACAAGTCCCCGAAGAGTTAACATATAAAGGTCAGTTCATATCAATACTAGAGGCATATTGCACAGGTCGTGTTCAAGCACAAACATTTGAAGAAGTCATGTTGGGTAAGCCTTATACCGAAGTAGAAGAAGGAAAAACTTTTTTTAGGCTAGATTCTTTAATGGAATATATGAGACAGAAAAAGTTTGATAGCTATACAAGAGCACAAGTTCAAGAACGATTAAAAGAAATAAATAATGAAGAAAGTTCTATTGTTAAAAAATTTAAAACATCAGCAGGAAAATGGAAGTCTGTCAGAGTTTGGTGGATACCCGAGTTTGTTTCCGAAGTTGAAGTAAGTAGCATAGAAGTTGAGACAGGGGAGGTGCCTTTCTAATGGAAGTATTAGTAGCTTTTTGTATTATTTTAGTTGAGGAATCAAGATATAAGGGTGGAAAATCAATTTGTAACTTTTGGAACCCTGGTGTTGAGTTTAAAACATATGAAGAATGTATGAAGGATAAAAAATTAATCGAAGATTATATAGTGGAAGAGGCTTGGAAAATTCATCCAAAGGCAGTCAAAATATATGCAAAAGGAGTTTGTGGAGAGAATGCGAAGTGATAAAAAGCACGACATTTGTATTGAAGTTTTAAATCAGTATTTAGATGTTTTTAAAACAGTTGAAAGATCAATGAGAAAGCTACCTGCATCCCTTACTCAAAAAGAAAGAGTGGAACTAACTTACTATCAAGAAATGGTTAGAAATATAAAAATGGTCAGAGATTATGTAGATACAAGAACTGAATCTGTGGATTGGGAGAGGTGGAATTAATGGAAACTGTTATTTTCGGTCCCCCTGGTACGGGTAAAACCACAACATTAATTGATATAATAAAGAAGTCTATCCAAGATGGTATGGATCCAACTAAGATTGCATTCATGTCTTTTAGCCGTAAAGCAGCAACTGAAGCTAGAGATAGATCTGCTATTGAACTC